TAATGACTTCCTTAAGAAAGGGTAAGTATTCATCTCTCATGATATTCTTCAATCATTCTACTGGACAGTATGATGAGTACCTTTACAGTCTGGCAGATGCATATAAAGAAATGAAGCATCTTGGCGCACAAAATACTCCATCAATCATAGAAACTGCTGACGGAAAATCACTTTCTGATTTTCCAACTAGAATAATATCTTCTTTACTTGATCATGAAAGCTGGTATAATAAACCAGATATTGCTTCGTATGAGGAAAAAGATGGATCTAACAGTCCAAGTAAGTATTGTGATTTTAATAAGCACTTTGCTGGACAATCTATTATGAGATATGAGTTGCTAAAACAGCAGTTAGCGACTATAATTGTTCCAGGTAATTCGGAAATTTGTGCTGGTGATAAAATCACTATTAAGTTAGTGAATAAACTACCAACTAGTGAAATATCAAAAGAACCTTATGATCAAGAAAGTAGTGGAACGTATTTAATTGAAGAAGTAACACATACCTATGATAGTACAACATCTACAAATGGAAGATTTTTGACTACATTACGTTTAATGAGAGACTCTTATGGAGACATCGAATCGAATCATGGCACTAAATAATGTATATGGAGGCAACTAAACATGGAAAGTATTGACAAGCATATCGAAAAAGATCAGGCAATCCTTGGTGACCCAACAGTTTCTCCTCAGATGCGTCGTCATATTGAGGAAGAGCTGAACGATCTAGAAGCATATAGAGCAAACCATCCAAATGACGATCATGATCCAACTGCACTAGAGTTGTATTGTGATGCTAATCCAAATGCTCTTGAATGTAGAGTATATGATCACCCAGGAGATCCAGAGATTCTACCTGTGGAAGATCTTCCATGGGCTAACGTAGTGATGCCTGTGACAGTTCCTTTTATTCCTGGTAATACTGGAGGTGCTCATCCACAACTAGAGGTTGGATGTTGGGTTGTCGGTTTCTACATGGATACCGAAAAACAAAAACCAATCATCATGGGATCGATTGGACAAACTCCTGGTGCTACAAAAGTATTTGTAGAAAGAACTCCAGATACAAAACCTTTTGTTACTGCAATATCACCAAATATCAACACTAAAACTGCTGGTGTTCCAAAACAAGAAGGAACAGAAAAGAATACAGCAACTGGTGGACTTGCAGATGGTTCTAAAGATGGAGATGGAAAACCAAGGGTAAACGTTCCAGAAAGGAAGATCAACCCATTAAAGAAAGGAAATCCATATTCTGAAGAATGGTGTCAAACTATCGCAGAAAAGTGTGACAATATTGACATCAAAACTCAGATGGGCAATATATCGGAAACTGGTAATGCACTAACTCCAGTAACGGAATGGTTTAACAGACTATTGAAGAACCTCGGATGTCAGATGGCAGATCTTGGTGATCGCCTGGCAAAGTGGTTGACAAACGTTTTAATGAACTTCGTTAATCAAATCTACAGAGCAGCTGCTTGTCAGATTGATAAACTTGTTAATGGAATCATCTCAAAGATGAATTCTTTGATGGAAGAACTTCTTGGATCAATTCTTGGACCACTTCAAGAAATTCTAGGAGCAATTGCTGGACCACTTAATCTAATTGGAGGTGCAATTAATTTTGTTCTTCAATTGTTGGGCATCACATGTTCTGGTCCAGATAAAACTTGCAGCAAGTATAAGCAGATTTGCACTAGTGGTGAAGAGAAAGAGAAAGAAGACGACAAAGACTTCTTGGATGATCTACTAGGAAGTATCGATAATCTGTTCCCTGCTACTGGTGCAGACTATACTCAATATACATGTGATGAAGCCTATACAGGAAGACCATTAGAAATTACCACAGTTGGATTTACTGGTGGTGTTCCTTTATTCGATGGTGGCGATGGCAACATTCCTGGATCAACACCTGGAGTAGGATCAACTACTGGTATTCCAGGATCAGAAACTAAGAGAATCACTTATGATATTCAAGACATTATTGTTGAAGAAGGTGAGGATGCTATATTTACAGTAACAAGAAGTGGATATATTGGTGCATCGTCTTCTGTTAGATATAAAACTGTATCATTTGAAGATGGAGCAGAAGCAGATGTTGATTATTTCAAAGCTAGTGATATCTTAGGATTTGCTCCAGGAGAAACTAAAAAAACTATTAGTATCAAGACTTTTTACGATAGTTTGACAGAAGGACCAGAAGATTTTTCGTTGGTTTTAAAAACTAATTCTCCAGTTGCTGGAAGTGGAGTCTCTTCAAAATTCACTAAAAATATTGCTGTTTGCACGATAACAGAAAGAGATGTAAAAGATAGAAATAGAAATCCATACGGTGGAACCCCACTTAATCCAATAAGTAATATTCCTACAATATTCCCACCAAATGAAGTTGATGTTGAAGATTTAGATGGTGATGGAATTCCAGATGTAGATGATCCTGATATTAATATTGATGGTGATCTGCCTGTTTCGGAAAGACTGCCAAGATATTCTGTGTTTGCAGACAAATCAATTGTCAGAGAGAATGAATTTGTTGTCTTTACAATCAACACAGAAAATGTGGAAGATGGAACAGTATTATACTACACTTTACTTGGAGAAAGTATAGAACCAAAAGACATTATTGGTGGGTCATTAACTGGAAGTTTTGTAATAAATTCTGGAACTGCAAAAGTTACAGTTGGTATAGAAGAAGATGGTGTTGTTGAAGATTTCGAACTATTAAGATTCTCGATTAATGGAACTTCTGCATATGCTGATGTAACCATCTTTGATGCCGACGATATAGTACAAGATAATTTTGATGAAGGTGAGGGAGACAGCCCAGAGACAGGATTTGATAATTTCGTTCCACCAGTAGTAATTCCAGATGAAATTATTACTGATGATAATGGAGGAATCATTAGTATTCCCGTATCGAATCCTGGATCTCCATATGCAGAACCTCCATTCGTGACAATAGGTGGAGAAGGTATTGGAGCAACTGCTACTGCCTTACTTGATGGAAAAGGATTCTTGACTGAAATTAGAGTCAAGTCTAGTGGTTATGGATATAGGAAAAATTTAGCACAAGATAAAGACCTACGTTGCATTATTGACACCTTTACTTTAATTCGTCCTGGAGAAGGATACACAGAAGCACCAAAGATATATGTTAATGATGAATTGGGAGTTGCAGAAGCTATTATAAATGAAGATGGTTTTGTAATTGGTGCTCGTGTATTGGATAGAGAAAAAACATTTAGTTCCATTCCAAGAGTCTTGATTGTGGGTGGAAATGGATTTGGTGCGAAACTTATTCCATCTCTAGTTTGCCTAGATACTGAAGCACTATCCACAATTGGTTCAACCAAGATTGGAACTGGTCGTTACGTTGATTGCCCATAATGTCACAGTTTTCTGCATTTACATATCCAGATTTTATTTTTAAACCGACAACTTTTAATGAGTCGCAGGATCTGAAAGATCAACCAAGATTTCAGACTTGGTACAAGGGATCTTTGACGGGTTCTGAAATATATGAAAGAGTTTTGCCAGGAGATGGTGGATCAGCTCTTCGTATAGATGGACCATCTGATGCAGCAATAGTTCTTGATGATAAAGGATCTATTCGCCTCTTAAGTGGAGTTCGTGATAAAGATACTGGTCCTGGTAGTGGAAGGTTGTATATTCGCACATGTGGTCAAGTACAAAAGCATGATGGAAGAACTAATATTGAATATTCTTCTGGTGATGATACAGAGAATCAAGCATTAAACATGGTTGCTTATGGTGATGTTGTTGAACAGACAATTGGCGGAACCAGATATATTAGAGCGCAGAAGATTGTTATCGAAGCATCAGAAGAACTATTACTAATTGGAAAAACACAAGTTACAATCCAAGCAGGTGCTGCTGGTGGTGGAACCATTACTATGAATGCTGGTAGTATTGAAAAATACACCAGTAATGATAAGGAGATTATTATAGGACAAAAACTTGAATTTGGTGTGTCTGAAAAGACAACTCTGAGTTTTGATCCTAGAGCATCTGCAAATATTGTTTCTCCTGGACATATTAACTGGTCTATCCTTGGCGACTATAGACAATGGATTGGTGGTGCAGAACAACATATTGTAGCAGGTAATCCCATCAATATACCACTAATTAAGGCAAGGGATAGTGCATATTCTGTTAAGACATTAATTGGTGGTCAGATTTACGATGCTGCCGACTTTATTAACTTTAAGGCAGGTGGACTTATTAGTGAAATTGCTGGCGGAGCAATTGATGTAAAGGCAGGTGCTGCATATAACGCTGATGTTGCTGGAGCATATGCAATTAAAACTGCTGGAGCATTCTCTGCAAATGCTACTGGTGCTGCAAATCTTACTGGTGGAGCTTCAGTTGCTGTTACTTCTGCTGGAACGGTTTCTGTTATTGGTGTAGGAAACGTTACTATTAGGGGTGCGACTATATTCTTGAACTAAATATAGCAGTTGTGGTGAGACTTTATGCTGTCTACAAACTACCGTCTGCGTATGGAGTTCATTTGTGAAAGAATCGCTAAACACGAGGAAGTGAAATTGGAGGACATGATTTGGGCGGAGAAGTTATCCAGACACAATAGGTCCGCTGCAACGATGTTAAGGCAAGCCAGGAGACGCGCTAGCAACCCTGATATGGCAGAAGGTAGTCTAGATGACTTCATGAATGCTCTGGACCTTGGAGACCCTGATCCTACTAATCATAAGACTGGATTTGATAGTGCTGATGACATCGTGGATTGGTTCACCCAGGACAAACCCGAGGATTGGCGCCAGAGGGATTGACAGGATCCCAGAAACCGAGTAGGATAACTCTGTCCAAGGTTCAGGTGAGTAATGGCTCTATCAAATTCTGTAGAAGAGAGCTTAAAGGAAGCTTCTGCTTCTCTTCGTAATGCTTTAGCATATGCCGCAAGGCAAGAACGACCGATTGTTTGCACTCAGATCGCTAGGTTGATCAACGAGATTGAACAGATCGGATCTTTTGACACTATTTTAGATAAATTCGAGGAATTGGCAAATGAAAAAGACGTTTGAGCGTATAGATAGTAAGGGTCACAAAGAAATTTGGGAATGGGATGAGACACCTGAGCTCAAAGCATTCGTCAAGACCCAGACCACTTCAAAAATTGTCACACCCCCTGTGCGACCCACCTGAGGTGTGCTATAATTACTAGGTAATCGAGACGAGACGATGACTACGCTTCCCAACTGGCAGCATCAGAAGCGTAGTCTGAAACCCCAGGCGATACGCCAAGCAAAAGCACGTCGCCAGGCGTTGAAGAAAAAACTGTTGAGTATATGAACCCCATGGGGGTATAGCTTAATGGTAGAGCGGCCTGCTTATAACGGGTTGGTCTGGGTTCAATTCCCAGTATCCCTATCGCTCCTTTAGCAATCTGGTGAATGCACCGAACTCATAATTCGGCTAAGGTGGGTTCGATCCCCTCAAGGAGCACCTATGGAAGTGTGGCAGAGCGGTTTAATGCTGGGGATTGCTAATCCCTTGATACATGCTATAATGTATCCGTTGGTTCGAATCCAACCACTTCCGCCAGGGAGATTAGCTCAGCGGTAGAGCAACGTGCTGATAACGCGGAGGTCGCTGGTTCAAATCCAGCATTTCCCACCTTGGTCCCTTCGTCTAGCGGTTAGGACAACACCCTTTCACGGTGCAAACACGGGTTCGATTCCCGTAGGGACTACCAAGCGAGTATGGTGGAATCGGTAGACACATCAGACTTAAAATCTGCTGGGCATATGCCCGTGGGAGTTCAAGTCTCCCTACTCGCATTCCTGTGTAAATAGTAACAGGAAATTTTGAGAGATCAAATGTAATGGCAGTTTTCAGATACACCATCACTAGAAAGCATGTC